GCCAAGGAGTTCGTGGCGAGTTCCATCTACGATCCAGGCGAGCTGTCGGTCGAGGTGCTCTTCGACCCGGCCGTTAAGCCGACGACCGACATGGCGAACGTGGCGACCAACCAGACCGTCAACGTCTACTGGGCAAGTGGCGGTACGACTACCACGCTCTGGAGCGCCTTCGGGTATGCCACCGGCTTCGAGGCTGGTGCCCAGATGGAAGACATGATGAGCGGCACGCTCACCATCAAGCTCAGCGGCACGCTGCCGAGCTAGTGCTGACAGGAGGCGCGGACTGTGGCTCTTACTCGTGAGCAGATCAAAGCCAAGCGTGGCGTTCGGCCCCGCGTGGCGTTAGACGTTCCAGAACTTGGCGGCACCATCTACGTCGCCAAGTTCTCTGCCAAAGACCGCGATCGCTTCGAGCAGATCGTGACTGGAGGCAAGGTTGGTGGCGTCAACCTGGACAACGTTCGGGCACGATTCGTCGCCATGGTGGTGGTGAACGAAGACGGCACGCGGATGTTCGAGGACGCCGATGCCGATTGGATTGGCGAGCTCGACACGGACGTTGTACAGGCCATCGTCGATGCGGGATTCAAACTGAACGGCATCGGCGGCAATGCAGTGGAGGAGGCGGCGGGAAAATAGAACGGCAGCCGGTGCTCGCGTTCCTGTACCGGCTGGCCTTGAAGCTCGGCATCTGGGACGTAGAGCGGCTGGCCGACGAGATGAGCGTCGATCAGTTGTACGGCTGGATGGGCTACTACCTGCTCGAGCCGTGGGGCGACGAGTGGCTCAGAGACGCAGTGGCGATTGCTCAGAGGTACAACGCAAACCGAGGTAAGCGGCAGCCCGTCAAGAAGCCAGAGGAGTTCCTGCCGGTTCCGAAGCGGGCACAGACACCAGGTCAGATCCTCGCCGCGCTGAACGCGATCCCGCGCTGAAACCATGGCAAACAACTTCGGCCGCGTAAACGTCAGCATCACTGCCAGCACGGGCGGGCTGACTGCTGGGCTATCCAAGGCCACCAAGCAACTCAAGGGCTTTAAGGCTGGCGTCGGCGGGCTTTCTGCTTTGAGCGGAACGCTTGGCGGAATGATGCCGATGCTTCTGCCTGTGGTTGGCGGGTTCGCCACGTTGGCCGGAGCGGTTGCCGCCCTGACTTCGGCGACGCGCTCTGCGGAAGCCATGCACAATCTCTCGCAAGAGTTGGGCGTGGCGGCCGGCGAATTGCAGGTGATGCAGCAGGTGGCTGCCGAGTCTGGCGTGAGCCAGCAGCTGCTCACCACGGGGCTCAGGCGAACGGCCCGCATGGTTGGCGAGTTGGCCCAAGGCACGCCGGCAGCGGCCAAGGCGTTCGCTCAGCTCGGCCTGACGATGGACGATCTGGCTGGCCTTAGCACGACCGAGCAGCTGGCGTTGATTGCCGACCGCATTGCGGCCTTGCCGCCGCACATGCAGGCCGCAGCGGCCATCGACATCTTCGGACGCAGCGGCCAGGGGATGCTCAACTTCCTGCGGCAAGGCGGGCAGGCGTTCCGCGAGATGGATCGGTTGCTCACCGACCTGGGCGTGAAGATGACCGGCCCGCAGGTGGCCGCCATCGAGGCTATGGGCGATGCGATTGGCCGGCTGGCATTGCCGATGCAGGGCTTCGTCAATCAGTTCCTGGCACAGTTGGCGCCGGCCATCACTGCGGCATCCAACCTGATCGTGAAGTTCTTTGCCGAAAACACGAAGGGCTGGACGGTTGCCAAGACTTTAGCCGACGGCCTGGTGTTCAGCATCCGCATGGTCGTTGGTGCCGTCACGCTCCTGACAGGCGTGTTCCAGGTGTTTGTCGCCCTTGGCTCGCAGATCGGCCAGATGTTCAGCGAGTTGTTTGGCCTGATCCTGCAGGGCGTGTCTCGCGTTATGAAGTCGATGGCGGAACTGGCAGGCGCAGCCGGCTTCGGCGACCTGCAGGCGTCGCTTGCCGAAGGCAGTCGCGGTGCACGCGAAATGGCCGACGGTGCGTTTCAGATGGGCGAGATGTACGGGCAATCTGCGGCCGACACATTTGCGCAGGCCGTTCAGAATATGGGCAGCCCGTTTGCTGGATTCGACCGTGAGTTTGCTGCCGCCCAGGCGGATGCCCAAAAGGCTGGCGCTGCCGGTGCTGGCGAGGCTGCCGGCCAAAGTATCGGTGCCGCCATCAAGGCCGCGTCCTCCGAGTTGAGCGCCTTGGTAGTCGGCTCATCCGGCGGTGAGTCTTACCGCAACATGCTCGCCCGTGGTGGCGATCCACGGCTGTCCGGTGCCGACGCTGCCAAGCAGACGGCCGACAACACTGAGCGGGCTGCCGACGGCATTGAAGACGTGGCTGCTGCCGTGCGCGAGATTCCAGGTTTTGGCCAGGCCCAAGTAGCAATCGTGTAAGCAATGGCTATTCGCACCGTCCGCCAACTGCGTTCGTTTCGGTTCACGGAAAAAAAGTCCGACAAGGGCAGCATTCAGTATTCCGGCTCGGTCGAGCTGCTGATCATTTGCGATGCTGCGCCGGACTTCGGCGCCATCAAAAACGACGACAGCACGTGGCCAGAGTTCTCCAACCGCCCGATTCCGCAGGTCAACGACAACGAAAACGTCGGCGGAATCCTGTTCTTTGTGACGGGCCGAGACTTTGAATACTACGACGACGAAAATGAGTTCTGCGTCAAGGCCACCATTCAATACGACAGCAAGCCGGAAGTAGATAACGACGAACCAGACAAGACTGACGAAGAGCGGACGTGGCTAAAGATTTCCATTCAGTCGCTACAAGAGCGGCGGCCGGCAAGCGAGTCGAATCAAGACGACCCGAATGTGCCAATCAGGCCTCCGGTCAACTCCGCAGGCGATCCGGTTGACGGCCTCGAGGAAGACACAGCCCTGCTGCGGCTGACGTTCACCAACTCCAACGCGACGGCCCCGGACTTTCCGACGCTGTTCTCCTACCTCAATACGTGCAACCAGACAACGTTTCTTGGGGCAGAGCCGTACACGCTTCGCGTTACCGGCTACGGGGCCGACTTCGACCAGAAGAATCAAGTGTGGTCCGTGTCTGTCGAGTGGACATACAACCCGGCCGACTGGCGTATCCGCTATTTCGACGTGGGATACCACGAAATCGTCGACGGCGAACGTCTCGCAATCATGGACAAGGGCGGAAATCCGGTGAGCAAGCCAGTGCCGCTCAATCCAGACGGTTCCGCCAAGTATGTCGGCTACCCACCAGACATGCTGACAATCAAGCCGTACGACGAAAAAGACCACACCATCATGCTCCGCACTTGCGGGCTTCTGTAGGAGATAGCCATGGCTAATGAAGTCACACTGTCGCTCTCGGTTGCCGTGTCCAACGGAAATCACAACGAGACCTTCACGGCGTCTGGTCTGAAGTTCGACCAGGCCGCCCAGGGCGTGCACGCCCAGATCGTGAACGTTGGCACGGCTGTGGCAACGCTGTCCATCGGGGCCGTCTCTGCCGCTGGCTACGCCGGGTTCCGGAACATGAGCACCGCCACTAGCGGTACAGCCTATGTGGCCATCGGCTCTTATGACGGCACCAACATCCAAGAGTTCTGCAAGCTTAGCCGTGGGGCTGCCGCTGTCCTGCCGCTCGTGCCGACGATCACGCTGGCAGCCAAGGGATACGGCACCACCGGGAAGATCCGCTACGTCGTGTTTCAGGAGTAAGCCGTGGCTGACACGTTCGGCTTTTCTCTCAACGACGCCAAGCGTATCGGGCGGGCCGTTCGGCTCGTTGAGCGCGACGAGCCCCGGCAGGATCTGAGCGGCTCGCGTGACGCCACGATGTCTCGCGGCGTTCGCCTACTGCTGGCCAAGCACGAAGGCACGAACGGATGGGCCAAGGAAACGACGGCCACGGTGACCGTCTACAACGGCGAGCCGCTAGCTTCTGCCATCACGGTAGTGGCCCACAATCAATTCCTGACGTTCTCGACTACGACGGCGTGTACGCAGCGGTGGGTGGCTCTTGGCCACAACGGCTGGGGCTGGTACGCGATTAGCCAGGAAAAGGCGTGCACTGCTACGTGCTCGATGGACTACGCCGGCGTTGACTTCTCGGCCATTCCTGGGTTTGACCGCACCAAGATCCAACTACTGGGCCACAGCAGCGGCACGACGGCCAGTGATAGCACGGACTGCGTGAGCATCCGCTGGTACGACATCACAACCTGCTCGACAGCCGCATGACGCTCATCACCTTCGAAAACGGCAAGCCGGTCTTCCGCAATGGCAAGGTCGGCGCGGCGCAAGGGTGCTGCTGCGGCGGCGGCACCCCGGGTTGTTGCGTCCACTACTGCAACCGCCTGTGCTGCAATGAAATCGCGTTCGCCTACGCGTTCTCCTCTGGCTGCGGTGGCTCCAGCGGCATTGTGACCGTGAGCGTCGGCACCGACTGCTACGCCGGGTACACGCTGACGTATGGCGAGTGTTCTGTCACGTTCCGCGTCAAGATCACATGCGACGGCTACAACGCCGACCAAAACTGCGACACCGACTGCACGGTCAGTGCGATTGAATACCTGGACGGAAGCGAGTGGACCGAGACGATGCCGAGCGTCCTGGCATCGCTCACGGCGGAGTTCGGCTGCGAGCAGGCGGAAGCCCAGTACGGCACGCCACGCTGTGCCGGAAATATCGCCGTCGCGGACCAGGCAGCGTGCGACACCCTGGAGGGCGTGTATTGCCCGGAGAATCCAGAGCCATGCAGCCAGTGCGGGTTCGTCTGCCCTTCGGACCCGACAGAGTGGCGGATGGTAGATCAGGATGGCGTGGTCTGGTTCGCTGGCGACATTGTCGTGAACCCTGCCTATACCGGAGGCGATTTGTGCCTGGACTGGTGGGAAGCACCACAACCCGCACGGCTGGTGCTTCAGAACTACCCAAACGATGGGTGGAACGAGAGCATTCTTCGGTGGCCGGCGGCATGGTTTTCTACCTCGCCGTCCACCATGTACGTTGAGGTTCTTGGGTGCGACGGCGCGAACTGGAAGCGAATACATATTCCAGACTACTGCTTTAATGCTGGCAGTGAGTGGTCTTCCCCATTCCCTCCAGTCGGCACTGCCGGACAGATTTGCGCCCTGCTTGGAAACTCTACTTCGTACGCCCTGATCGACGACTATTTCCGTTCGTCGGCACCGCCCGGGTGTGCCTGTGCTATCGACCCGG